TGAACGCAGACAAGTCATGTGGATGAAAACCAATGGCTACGAAGTGTTAGAAGAACGGGAATGGGCAGGCAAATACATCCCCGTAGTACGTGTCATCGGTAATGAATTTGAAGTAGATGGTCAGATTTACATATCTGGCTTGGTTCGCAACGCTAAAGATGCGCAGCGGATGTACAACTATTGGACTTCGCAAGAAGCTGAGATGTTGGCACTTGCGCCCAAAGCACCGTTTATTGGTTATGGCGGTCAGTTTGAAGGCTACGAGATGCAGTGGAAAACTGCCAATACAACCAACTGGCCGTATTTAGAAGTTAATCCCGATGTAACCGATGGTATGGGCGCTGTATTGCCATTACCGCAACGTGCGCCGCCCCCACTACCGCAAACTGGTTTAATTCAAGCCAAAATGGGCGCTAGTGACGATATTAAGTCCACAACAGGGCAATATGACTCTAGTTTGGGTGCAACATCAAACGAGCGCTCTGGACGGGCTATTTTGGCGCGTGAAAGACAAGGCGACACCGGTACTTATCACTACGTTGATAATTTAGCCCGTGCGATTCGGCACATTACGCGTCAATTAGTGGACATGATTCCTAAGATTTACGATACCGAGCGGATTGCTCGGATTGTGGGGTTAGACGGCGAAGTGGATATGGTTAAGATTAACCCTGAACAACCTGAACCCGTTAAAGAAATACGGGATGTGGAAACGGGCATTGTCATTGAAAAGATTTACAACCCTAGCGTTGGTAAATACGATGTAATCGTAACTACAGGCCCAAGCTACATGACCAAACGCCAAGAATCAATGGACGCTATGAGTCAGATTTTGCAAGGCAACCCACAGCTATGGGCGGTTGCAGGCGATTTGTTTGTTAAAAACATGGATTGGCCTGGCGCTCAAGAGTTGGCTGCCCGTTTAGCTAAAACAATTGATCCAAAATTGTTGGAAGATGGCGATAAAGACCCTGCTTTGCAAGCTGCTGAACAACAAATGCAAGCAATGGGGGCTGAATTAGACCAAATGGCTCAAATGATGCAGAATTTCCAGAAATCTGTTGAAGTTCAGGACTTAGAACGTAAGAACTTTGAGGCTGAAATTAAGGCATATCAGGCTGAAACCCAACGTATTAGCGCGGTTCAAGCAGGTATGACGCCTGAGCAGATTCAAGATATTGTAATGGGGACAATTGCTGCCGCTTTAGACACTGGCGATTTAGTTGGTCAAGAATTGCAACGTGAGCCTATACAAGTACCGCCCGAAGCGCTTGCGCCCCCAGAAATGATGCCACCGCAAGGAGCGCCAGTATGACTTGCGAAAAATTTATAGGAATGTTGTTTTTAGCCCGTGATGTTACTCATTCGGTGCATTTAAACACCCGTAGCTACTCTAAACATAAGGCTTTGCAGAAGTTTTACGAAAATATTATTGATCGTGCCGATACGTTTGCAGAAGCCTACCAAGGCCGCCGCGGATTGATTGGCCCAATTGCGTTAATGTCGGCTAAAAAAACAGAAAATGTAGTGGCTTTTTTAGAAGATCAACTTGCTGAACTAGAAGCAATGCGTTACGATGTATGCGACAAGACAGACACGCCACTACAGAATTTAATTGACAGTATTATTGAATTATATTTGTCAACTTTATACAAATTGAAGTTCTTGGCATAAGGAGCCACTATGGATTTTTTAAGACCCTTAGCAGATAATAATTTTCCTGCGGATTCTGATAATACAAGCGGTTCCGCCGTTACTTTAGGGCCTTGGCCTCCAGGCGCGCAAGGCGTCATGGTCTGGTGTACTGAAGCAGCCTACATTACTGTTGGTGAAGGCGTGACTGCTACCTCATCTAGCACCCCGATTCCAGCATTAACACCAATTCCATTTACTGTATCTAGCACGGTTACTGCGCCTTGGCGTGTCAGCGCACTACAAGTCAGCACCGCTGGTATTGTGTACGCTAAACCGATTAATTTCAGATGAGTTGGGGAATTAGCACTCGCACGGGCGTAGCTTTAGGGCTAGGAAACGTAATTGCTTTTTTTACGAACCGTACAGGCGCTCCGCCTAGCTCTGGTGTCTTATTAACCGAATCAAGTAACAATTTAGTACAAGAAGATGGATTTTTTATCTTAATTTAAGGAATTATCATGGCTAATGTGAAGATTAGTGCTTTACCGTCAGCAACCACCCCCTTAGCGGGTACTGAGGTATTGCCAATTGTTCAAGGTGGGGTTACTGACCAAGTATCTATTGCTAACGTAACCGCAGGCCGCGCGGTATCAGCCGCTAGCTTAACTTTAACTACTACTGCGTTAACTGTAGCCAACGGTGGTACAGGCGTTGCAACTTTGACAGGGATTGTAAAAGGTGCTGGAACTAGTAATTTTGTAGCCGCTACTGCCGGAACAGATTATCTAGCCCCACCTAGCGGTACAGCAATTTTAAAAGCAAATTCAGGTGGTGCTTTAGCTAATGCTACTGCCGGAACAGATTATGTAGCCCCAGGAACTGCAACCACATTTACTGCAACACAGACATTTTCTGGATCATCTAGCGCATTAGCAATCGTTCTTAACGATGCCGCTGAGGTTGCAACCGTATCTGCTACAGCCGCTACAGGCACAATTGCCTACGATGTAACGACTCAATCGGTTCTTTATTACACAACCAATGCCTCGGCAAACTGGACAGTTAACTTTAGAGCGTCTAGCGGAACATCGCTTGATACCGCAATGTCTACGGGACAGTCTGTAACGGCTGCGTTCTTGGTTACCCAAGGTGCTACGGCGTATTACAATTCCGCCGTTCAAGTAGATGGTGTCTCTGTAACTCCTAAATGGCAAGGCGGTACAGCCCCAGCAGCAGGCAATGCGTCTAGCGTAGATGTCTATATGTACACGATTGTTAAGACGGGTAGTGCAGCATTTACTGTGTTTGCCTCACAAACTAAGTTTGCTTAAAGGACAACCATGCCATTAGTACAAACTAGGGGTGCAGCATCGGCTCAAGGCTTTGGGGAGTTTGCTCAAGCCGCTCCCGCCGCCAACTACATCGAGGATGTATTTTCTACTTATCTATATACAGGTAACGGCTCTACACAAACTATTACCAATGGTATAGACCTTGCTGGCAAAGGTGGGTTGGTATGGATTAAAAACAGATTTAATACTGGCGGCACATATACAGCGTCACACAATTTGTACGATACCGTTAGAGGTATGAATTATACGGCTGCTCAACGATTGCTTACTGATACAACTGATGCACAGGTTAGTCAATCCAATTTTATTCGTGCTGACGCAACAGGGTTTTCTCTAGGCACATCGGCTACAGGTGCAATGGTTAATGGCACAAGTAACAGTTATTGCTCTTGGACATTCCGTGAACAAGCTAAGTTCTTTGATGTAGTTACTTGGACGGGAAATGGTTCAAACAGAACTATTGCCCATAATCTTGGCTCTGTGCCTGGATGTATTATTGTTAAACGAACAGATGCAGCGGGTTATGGTTGGCCCGTTTATCATAGAAGTATTGGCGCATCTCAAGCGCTTGAACTACAAATTACTAACGCTGCTTTTGCAAGCACAACTTATTGGAATAGCACTGCGCCTACTAGCGCTGTTTTTTCAATAGGTACAGATAGTTATGTAAACGCATCAGGCGGCACATATGTGGCCTACCTATTCGCCCATGACGCTGGTGGCTTTGGTACTGCTGGTACAGATAATGTGATTAGTTGTGGTAGTTATACGGGTAATGGAACAGATCCTGGTCCTATAATTAACATTGGTTTTGAACCGCAATGGTTAATGGTAAAAAACATTACAGCCGCAGCAGATTGGATTATGTACGATGTAATGCGTGGTATGCCGTCATCTACAAATACAGGTGCTACTAAATTTTTTAGAGCTAATTTAGCAAACGCTGAAGCAGGCGGCTTTACTATTTCTCCTACAGCAACTGGATTTCAACTTAATAATGTAGGATCACCAGCAAATTTTTTAAACGATCAATACATCTACATAGCAATCCGTAGAGGACCAATGAAAACACCTACAAGTGGTACTAGTGTGCATAACGCAGCATTTGGTTCTTCGACTACTGTCGGCTATACCGCAGGATTCCCCGTTGATTTAGCTATGACTCGTGACAAGGTTACCACCAGTTTTACTTGGGCAACCTCAAAATTAACAGGTCAAATGGAGGTATATACAAACAGCACTTCAGCAGAATCAGATGGTGGAACTAATACCCGTTTTGATTTTATGACAGGGTGGCACTTTCCAAACCAAACAGCAGACAGAATTTCGTGGATGTTTAAAAGAGCGCCAGGATTTATGGATGTAGTTTGTTATACAGGAACAGGAAGCACAACAACAATTACACACAACCTTGGTGTTACCCCTGAGTTAGTGATAACAAAAAGCAGAACAAATGGTTCATTAGGTTGGGTAGTTTGGACAACAAGTTTAACCAGCACAAGCTATTGGATTCGTCTTGATGACACAATGGCTCAAGCAAACTCACCAGTTGGATATGGTGGAACTTTTTCGGCTAGTAATTACACAATTGCTAATACAGGACCTTACGACGCATTAAACGGCTCTGGACAAAATTATGTAGCCTACCTATTTGCCACAGTCGCTGGTGTATCCAAAGTAGGAAGTTACACAGGTAACGGCGGCACACAAGCTATTGCGTGTGGATTTACAGGCGGTGCTAGGTTTGTGTTAATAAAGCGTACCGATTCTACAGGCGATTGGTATGTTTACGATACAGCTAGAGGAATGACACTTCTTACAGACCCATATTTACGGTTAAATTCTACAGCAGCAGAAACAGCAACATTAGGTTCTGTAACCACAACAACGGGTGGTTTTACTGTTGATGCCACAATTCTTGCTGCAATCAATACAAATACCGCTTCTTATATTTTCTTAGCAATAGCGTAAAGGATAACTTATGGAAATCAGAACACAATCAGGTCAGGTCATGTACGAGAGTGAATTTCGTACACATATGAAAGAAACCACGGGGGCATCGTGGGATCGCACTACGGATGAGGTCTTACAATCTTTAGATGCAAGCGTTGTCTTTGAAGGACCACAGGCTAGTGGTGGTACTGTTTACCAATACTCAATGCGCCAAGGTGTAGAACAAATTGATGGCAAGTGGTACACAAAATACGTCCTTGGTCCAATCTTTACCGACACACCCGCTACAGATACCGAGCCAGCTAAGACAGCAGCACAGAATGAAACTGCTTACAAAGCCATGAAAGACGCAGAGCAAGCTAAGTCTGTTCGTCAATCTAGAGATCAAAAACTAGCTGAAACAGATTGGCGCTTTAGAAGCGATATGACACCATCCCAAGAATGGAAAGACTATTGCCAAGCTCTTAGGGATTTACCCACCCAGTCTGGCTTCCCTTGGACAGTCGTATATCCTACACAACCTGAAGCGTAAGGTTAACCTATGCCAACGTATACCTATTCCCCTTTAGCTGGCGCTGGCTGGCAGTTTTTTACCAATAGCGGCGTTCCTTTAGCTGGGGGATTGTTATACACATACGCAGCAGGTACCACGACACCCGCAGCTACCTATACGACTAGCGTTGGCAACGTAGCAAACACCAACCCAATCGTTTTAGATTCGGCAGGTAGAACCCCAGCGCAAATTTGGCTAGACAGCGCGTCGTCTTACAAGTTTATTTTGCGGGATTCAACGGGCGTTCTTATTTGGACTAACGACAATATTTCTGGCGGCACGTCCGCATCGGCTGTTAGTTATTCACCCACAGGCAACTTTACCGCTACAACCGTACAGGCTGCTTTAGATGAGTTGGCCGCTAGCACAGGCGCTAACATCGTTAAGTACAACCAAGGGGCTACGGGAGCCGTTACTAGAACGGTTAAATCTAAATTACAAGACACCGTATCGGTTAAAGATTTTGGTGCCGTAGGTGACGGTACTACCGATGACACCGCAGCCATTCAAGCTGCCGTAGA